ACATCGAGGGCATCGTCGAGCTCGGACTCGACCCGACGATGGACAGGGCGTATTGGACGCGCGTCTGGACCAATCAACTAGTGCGTGCGTCCGGGCGGGCGTTTGACGTTGAGGTGTGGAGGAGGCTGGCCCGCCCGGACGTCACGGTTGCCGCCGGTGCGCTGATAACGCTGGGGTTCGACGGCTCCCGCTACGATGACGCGACCGCGCTGGTGGCCACCGAGGTGGAGACCGGTTTCGAGTGGCCGCTCGGCATCTGGGAGCGGCCGGCCAACGTGAAGGAATGGGCCGTGCCGGAGCACGAGGTGGACGCGGCGCTCACGTCGGCGTTCGCTCTGTACGATGTCTGGCGGCTGTACGCCGACCCGTGGTACTGGGAGGGCTGGCTGGCCCAATGGAGCGCCCGATGGGGCGACCGCGTGATGCAGTGGCCGACGAACCGCCTACGGCAGATGGCGCACGCGGTGCAGAGCTTCAACACCGCTATCCTGGCGGGCGAGTTGACCCACAACGGCGACGAAACGCTGGCGCGGCACATCGGTAACGCCTGCCGGAAGACGGTGAGCGCTCTCGACGATAAGGGGCAACCAATGTTCGTGATCCAGAAGGAGCGGCACGACTCGCCGCACAAGATGGACGGCGCGATGGCGGCGATCCTCTCCTGGGAAGCGCGCACGGACGCGATCGCGGCGGGCGTTGGGCAGCCGGTGCCCTGGGTGGCCGTATGATCCGAAAGGCGTTCGCGCCGTTCAGGGCCATCGGCCGGCGGGTGAAGGCGGCCATGCGCTGGTCCGGCCGGGCTGGCCCCTTCTGGCAGTTCCTGCTGCCGCGCACACGCTTCGACTACGGCAAGGAGGTGGGCGACGGCACGGGAAACAGCATCGTCGTCGCCTGCGTGAACTGGATCGCGCGGATATTCCCCGAAGCGCCGGTCACGGTGCTCGATGAGGGTGAGGACGGGCAGCGCGTCCATGTGCCGCGCCATCCGCTCCCGCGTCTCATCGAGCGCCCCAACCCGCACTACCCGGGCCCATTGCTCTGGTACGCCACGCTGGTGGACAGGACGACGACGGGGAACGCCTACTGGCTGAAGGTGCGAAGCCGGCAGTCAGGCGGCATCGACGACCGCGGCAAGGTCGTGGAGTACTGGTGGGCGCCGTCCTGGACGATGGAGCCGAGGTGGCCCGACGACGGCTCGGTGTTCATCAGCCACTACGAATACAGGCCGGGCCCGATGCTGGAGCCGATCAAGTACGACCCGCGCGATGTCGTCCACTTCCGCTACGGCTTGGACCCGGAGAACACGCGCAAGGGGCTATCGCCGTTGTTCTCAGTCTTAAGGGAGCTGTTTACCGATGACGAATGCGCCAATTTTTCGGCGAGCCTGGTGCGGAACCTGGGCGTGCCGGGCCTGGTGATCTCGCCGGAGAGCTCGGCGCCGGGGGCCAGGGTGACCCCGGCGAACGCCGAAGAGATCAAGCAGATGGCGATGCAGAAGTTCGGCGGCGACAAGCGCGGCGAGCCGATGGTGATGACGGCGCCGACGAAGGTGCAGGTGCTGTCGTTCTCGCCAGAGCAGATGAATCTTCGCGATCTGCGGCGCATACCCGAGGAGCGGGTGAGCGCTGTCCTGGGCGTCCCGGCCATCGTGGCGGGCCTCGGTGCTGGAATGGATAGGTCGACTTTCGATAATGTTGACACACTCGTGGAATTCGCCATCGAGCAGGGGATCGTGCCGATCCAGCGCATCGTCGCCGCTGAGCTAACGATCCAGGCGCTACCGGACTTCGACGACAACGAGAACAGGACGGTGGCCTTCGACCTGACGAACGTGCGGGCGCTGCAGCCCGACATGGACAAGGTATACCTTCGCGTGGACCGCGCCGTCCGTGGCGGCTGGGCGAAGGTGGCGGAGGGGAAGCGCGCGGTGGGCCTGCCCGTGGGGCCGGATGATGACGTCTACCTGCGGCCCTTCAACATTGTGCCGACGCGCGACGGCAGCGCGGCGCCGCCGAGCATGAGGAGGAGATCGGATGGATAAGAAGGTCTACACGGCTGCAGGCCTGGAACTGAAGCAGGAGGGCGACCAGGGGCTGGTGACAGCCGTCTTCGCAACGCTCAACGTGATCGACGAGGACGGGGACGTCACCCTCCCCGGCGCGTTCGGCGAGCAGAGCGTCAAGCTCGCCTCCTGGGGCCATGGGTGGGGAGAGTTGCCCGTCGGCCGCGGCCGCATCTTCGAGGAGGACGAGAAGGCCGTGTTCGACGGCCGCTTCTTCCTGGACACGATGGCCGGGCAGGAACACTTCACGACGGTGAAGAACCTGGCTGAGCTGCAGGAGTGGAGCTACGGCTTCAAGATTCTGGAGCGCGCCGAGGGTGAGTTCAACGGCCAACAGGTGCGCTTCCTCAAGCGGATGAAGGTCTGGGAAGTCTCGCCTGTGATGGTCGGCGCCGGCGTCGACACGATGACCATAGCTATCAAGAACGGCAATGAGGGCTTGACCTATCTGGAACACGCCGAGCACGTGCTTGCCAGCGTGCAGGCGTTCGTCCAGCGCTCGGAGTCGCTTGCTGACTACCGGGCGAAGGAGGGCCGGGCTCTATCGGCCGAGAACCGCGACCGGCTCAAGGAGTTGGCTGAGCGGGCGGCGTCCCTTCAGAAGGAACTGGCCGGCCTGTTGGCCGAGACCGAGCCGGGCGCAGAGAAGGCCGGCCAGTTGTACGCGCAGTATCAGCACACTCTGGCGGAGCTGATCCGTCAGGGCGTGCCTGTCACCACGTAGGAGGTGGAGGGTGAGAACAGTCAAGGAAATCCTGGAAGAGATCGCCGCGAAGCAGGCGATGGTCTTCGCCATCTTCAAAGAGGCCAAGACCGAGGACGGCCAGTACGACTTCTCGAAGGTGACCAGCGTCAGCGGCACGCCGGAGGCGAAGCTGGCGGAGGCGCAGCGGCTCAATGAGGAGCTGAACGCCCTGGGCACCGAGTTGACGGAGGCGAAGGGCCTGGCGACGGCTGCGGCGGACACCGCCAAGCGGCAGGCCTGGCTCGAAGAGCCGCAGAACCGGCCGCAGCAGCCGGGCGGTGAGGGCAAGGGCACGGCGGAGACGCCCAGGAAGAGCCTCGGCCAGTACGTCGTGGACTCCGAGGAGTTCAAGGCGACGATGGGACACTCCCGGAAGTCCTTCAGCATCGAGCACAAGAACATCGAGAACCCTATCGCGCACCTGAAGACGCTGTTCCTGACGACGGACGGCTTCCCGCCGGAGTCGACGCGGACCGGCCGGATCGTGGAAGCGGCCCTGATGGGCCCGCAGGTCCTGGACATCATCCCGTCCGTGCCGACCAATCAGGCGGCGGTGGTGTTCATGCGCGAGACGGTGACCACCGAGGCGGCCGCAGAGCGCGCCGAGGGCGCTGCCTACGCCGAGGCGGACCTGGAGTACGCCGAGGACTCCAGCACGGTGCGGAGCATCGGCGTGTCGCTGCCCGTCACGGATGAGCAGCTTGAGGACGTGCCCGGAATCCGCGGCCTCCTGGATGGCCGTCTGGCGCTCTTCCTGCGGCGGCGGCTGGACGGGCAGGTGCTGGTCGGGAACGGCACGGCGCCGAACCTGTCCGGCATCCTGGACGTGTCCGGCATCCAGACCCAGGCGAAGGGCGCGGATCCAGTGTTCGACGCCATCCACAAGGCGATCACGAAGGTGGCCGTCACGGGAGCGGCCAACCCCAGCAACATCGTGCTGCATCCCAACGACTGGGAGGGCCTGCGCCTGACCAGGACGACCGACGGCGTCTACATCCTCGGCAACCCGACCGACCCTGGGCTGATGCGGCTGTGGGGCCTGCCGGTCACGGTCAGCGACCGCATCACCGAGAACACCGGCCTGGTGGGCGACTTCGCGACGCACTGCGAGCTGCGGCCGCGCCGGGGCATCGAGGTGGAGGTCGGTTTCGTCGCCGATCAGTTCAAGGAGGGCGAGCAGACGATCCGCTCCGGTCTGCGGACCGCGTTCGTGGTCTACCGGGCGGCGGCGTTCTGCTCCGTCACAGGCATCTAAGCAACCGCCTGACCTGAGCTTCCAGAGGGGAGCGGCCTCATCGTTGGGGCCGCTCCCCTCGGCATCAGAGGACGGCAAGGAGGAAGGGAAACGGATATGAGCAAGGCGATTAAGGCTCTCGGCCTGGGCGCGCTCCTCTGGTTCATCCTGGCGCTGGCGCGCGCCGCGATCATCGAGGGCGGCGTGGTGCTACCGGGCTCCCGGCAGAACGTCATGGCCGACACCATCGGGGCATCGGCCCTGGGCGTGGCGGCGATCCTGGCAGCGGTAACAGACACCGGCGCTGAGCAGGTGATAACGACGGGCATCAACTCGATGGACCGGCCGCGGCGCATTACCGCGACGGCGGGCGGGACTGCTGGCGACATTAAGGCGATCACGGTGACTATCGCCGGCCTGGGCGCGAAGGGTGAAGCGCTGACAGAGGTCCTCCCCGCGTTCACGGTGAACACGGCCGGTACGGTGACGGGCGTCAAGGTGTTCTCGAAGGTCACGTCCGTGACGATCCCCGCGCACGACGGCACGGGCGCTACGACGTCCATCGGGGCGGCGGGCGCGCCGGCCGTAGCGGATACGGACGGCATCCTGGCGGCGGTGACGGACACGGGCGCTGAGCAGGTCATCACGACAGGGCTGAACACGCCCGAGGTGCCGCGCAATATCACGGCGACGGCGGGCGGGACAGCCACCGACATCAAGGCGATCCAGGTCATCGTCGCCGGCACGAACGCCGAAGACCAGGCGATCACCGAGACGCTCCCCGCGTTCACGGTGAACACGGCCGGTACGGTGACGGGCACGAAGGCGTTCAAGACGATCACCAGCGTGACGATCCCGGCCCACGACGGCACGGGGGCGACCACGGCCATCGGCTTCGGGGACGTGATCGGCATCGGCCACCGCCTGGCCCGGAACACGGTGCGGGCGGCGTATCTGGACAACGTGCTCGAAGGGACGGCGCCGACCGTCGCCTTCGACGCCACCGACCTGGAGGACAACACGGCTGACCTCAACTCGGCCCTGAACAGCACGCCGGTCGTGCTCGAGCTGGTCCAGACCTAGGGGCGCACGATGGCGGTAACGAAGGATAATTTCGAGACGGTCGCGCCGGCGGCACTGGCGAGCACCAACTCGCTGGTGGCGCTGGCCGCCATCGATATCGGCTCGTGGCAGTCGCTGGCCTACACGATCAAGGTCGCCACGGCCTCCGTGGACTGGACGGTGTTCGGGGCCAACGCCGCCGACTACAGCGACGAGGTGATCGTGCAGGCGGAGGCCGCCGTGGCGGCGGCTGGCATCGGTTCCTATGCGGTGGCGCAGGCCCCGTACCGCTACTACCGCGTCAAGATCAAGTCGACCGTGGCGGACACGCCCGGCACGGCAACAGTGGTCGGGATCGCCAAGCCGTAGGCGGGAACTTCGGAATCAGCAGGAGGTACGGAAACGATGGCACTGAAGATCGAGTACATCAACCAGGAGGCGCCGTCGCCGAAGGTGGCCGTCGACCAGCGGCTCTACCGGACGGCCGACGGCACGCGGCTCGTGCCGGAAGGCCACCCCGATGCGGCGTTCCTGTTCTGCACGCCCGGGCACGAGGTGTCGCGGGAGGAGTTCGAGCGGTTCGAGCTGGACCCCATCCTGGAGGCGGCCAGCGCGCCCGAAGCCACGGCGGAGGAGGCGAGCGACCAGGGGGAGCCCGAGGGCTCTGCCGAAGGGCAGGCTGATGACGCCGAAGCCGCGGCGGAGCCTGGTGAGCAGCCGGAGGACGAGCCGGAGGCGAAGGAGGTAGAGGGGCCGCCGGCGACCAAGGAGGTCCGCAAGCGGCGCACCAAGAGGGTGAAGGGCTAGCCGTAGATGGCAGTCGACTCAGCCTACGCCACGGCGCAGGAGTACCGGCAGCGCGTAGACAAGTCCAGCATCATGGACGACGCGCTGCTCGGCGCGCTCCTGCTGGCCGTCTCCCGCCAGCTCGACAAGGAGTGCGAGCGCTTCTTCACGCAGGACGCCAGCGCCGTCATCCGGCACTTTGACGGCCTGGGCGGGACGCGCCTCTACGTCGATGACGTGGCTGAGCTGACGGCGGTGAAGGTGGACCTGGACGCCGACTTCGATTACGCCGACGCCAATGAGACGCTGACGCTAAACACGCACTTCTTCATCGGGCCGGATAACGCCGCGCTCGGGCCGGAGCCCATGCCGTACCGCTATCTGGACATCGTGCCGAGCAACGGCGTTCTCGGGAGGTGGCCGGAGCAGCGGCGTGCGGTCCAGGTGACGGCGAAGTTCGGCTGGCCGGCAGTGCCCGGCGCCATCAAGGAGGCGACGGTCCTGATCTGCCGCGAGCTGATAGACCTGGAGAAGTCGGGCTTCACGCTCAACCTTCAGAACCTCGACCAGTCCATCCAGTTGGCGCCCGCCGCCTTCGGCGTCATGCAGCGAATCAAGGCTGAGTACGGTCGCAGGAGGCTGTTCGTCTGATGGCCAACGAGTTCAGCGCCGAGCTGCTCGGCGAAGAGGAGCATATCCGAAGGCTGACGCACATCCCCGATGCCGTGCGCCCCTTCATGTTCCATGCGGCGGGCACGGCGCGGAAGGAAGCGAAGGAACGGGCCAAGCCGCACCCCGTCGACCTGGGCACGCTGGCCAACACGGTGCGCTCCGAGGTTGACCGGGCCGCTATCCCGCTGTACGCCCGCGCCTACACCGATAACGACGTCGCCGGGCAGCTCGAGGAGGGGCGTCGCCCCGGCGGCCGCGCGCCCACGCTGCGGCGGGCCACCCGCTGGCTGCGGCGCCACGGCGTACACGTCAACCCGGTGCAGTGGGCCCGGCAGGTCGCCGAGCACGGGACGCGGGGCGTCCTCTTCATGGCGAAGGCGCGGGACGTGACCGCGGCGAAGCTGCCGGAGATGATCCGCGAGGCCGAACGGCAGAT